AATACCAATTGAATACTTGATCCCGAATTTGATAGCCGCTGTGCCATAGCTCATGCTCACAAGATTGATAGGCAAAACAATCAACCATCTTGTATAGCTGGACCCATCCAATGTAGGGGCTGACATGCTTCAACTCGCGGATGCACTCTTTGATATATTCCTCAAGCGTTCCCTCATAAAAACCCTCGCCGCCTGTGTCGGGGTAGCGAGCATCTAATGATAAGAAGTTCATCCTCGCCATCCTTGCGCAGATTATGCTGGGGTCTGTCTCGTCGGCGTATCTTGCTTTGCTGCTGGCTTTCGCCAATGCTGCGATGTGTGACGGGCATACTAAAAATGCTGACATGTTATTCTCCATTTGATTAGGCAACAAAAAAGCCGCTCAGAAAGCGGCCTCTTTGTCATTAGATTGTGGGGTTGATTAAGCTCGGTAGTCATCCAACATGTGGTCGTAGTCGGCATACTTTGCGACAAGGTTCATTAGATCAGGAAAGTTCTTGCGCATTATGTTTCTGTTACGGTTATCCATTCGCCCAATGTTTGAATGAAGTTCGTTGATAGCATCGGTCAGGCTCATTGCTCTGGTGTCTGCCATGCCCAACTCATTTGTCAGGTAGTCTATAAATAGTGAGTTCATTTCGTTGTCTCCTTTGTTTCGACATTCAATTTCAATCCTCAATACCTTTGGTATTGGTCGCGCGTGTATGTGTTAGCTGTTCAACCACTCGTCATAACTCTTGAGCGGTGCGCCGCCTCTTGTTATATCTCCCCCCTTCCCATCGTCTGCGCAGTGCAGATAGATTTCATATTCATTTGAGTTGGTGCCACGGTATTTTGTTTGAGTTACTTGAGGGCGAAGCGATCCATCTTTGTTTATGCCAGTGTCCATTAGAAACATCCTTTCATTGTGCTGCCATACTTATAAATCAGTTCGGGTGCGTTGAAGATTAGAAGGGTGAAAATCACCATCCCAATCATTTCTTTGATGTCTTTTCCTGTGATCATTTTGATTTACTCCGCTGCGATTAAGGTTTTGATAAGGTCGTTTGTGTCCGACGATTGTTTGATGATTAGCTCGGCGGCTTTCTCAGCGTTTGACGCCGCTGCCATGATCATCTTGGGCTGTTCCTTTAGCCCTTTGATCCAGCCATTCAGATACTTTGCATGGTCAGCCCTTGGCTCGGCGTCTACCTTTGCAATGCCGCTCAACATCGCTGCGCCAAGCTCTGCGATAAGTTCTTCCTTGGCATAGGTATCGTTGCCGAAACGTGTGCCAAACTTGCGGTCAAGTCTTGATGTGTGGCCTGTCCAGTGGACTAGCTCATGGAACATCGTTCCATAGTATCCGCTGTCATCTTTGAATTGTGACCGCTCTGGCATTACGATCTTGTCAGTTGATGGCATGTAGAAAGCTTGATCTTGATTGCGATGCTCAATAGCTGCTCCGCTGCTATTAATAATCAGATCGGCAAGCTCGACATCATCCCAATTCTGGGTCGGTTGCTTTGCATCGTCGGTGAGCCAATTCCCTTCCCATCCTTCGACTTGATCCGCGTTGAATACTCGGAAGGTTTTGAGCAATGGGATCATCTTTTCCTCTTGGTCGCCTTGCTCGTTTTTCTCTGTGATCTTTATCTTTTTGAAGAAAATAACTTCGTGGCTTTTCTCACCTTTCTTGATCTTTGCGCCTACCTCTTTCCATTTGTTGAATGTTGCAAACACTGGTGAATTGTATCCCATCACCGCCATTGTCATTCCAAGGTGCCAACGGTTGATCCCTTTGTAATCTTGTTTATAGATTGAAATTGGTTGACCGTTGTTTTTCGTCGTCGTCTTCCAAGGCTTGGACCAGTTGATCCCCTCGCTTTCCATTAGCTTGATTACTTTGTTTGCGATTTCATTAAGAATATTTGACTGTGCCATGTTGGCCTCCATAAGTTTGAGATTGTGATTGATATTTATCCTCAACATCTTCGATGTTGGTCGCGCGAGGCGTTTATTCCTGTGTAGGAATTTGAATTAAAACCTTGTGGCAATCGCCAGCCAAAGCCCCAAAGGGTTCGGCGTTATGGTACTTCAAAAATCCCTCTTCTTCGCAGTCAACAACGTGCCAACTGAAATAGGTTTTGTTCATGTGATTGCAGAATTTTTGATAGCTCTTGTAATCCGAATGATCGTCCATTGGATCATCCATATCAAAGCTGCTTTCATCGCCATTGATTAGGGCAGACATCCAATAGCTGGGCAGTGTCATTTCAATTTCGGTAAACATAGTTTTTCCTTTCGTTTAAGAGTAAAAGCGGCGGGTTCCAGCCCCTTCAGGATCATCGGTTTCGATGTATCGAAAGCCTTTGTAGTTTCCAGTTTCCATCAAGATTGCTTCCAGCAAAAAGCACTCGCCAAGCCTTTCGCCATATTCGTATTTGCTGGAATGTTTCAGATAATGGTTCACCATTTCTTTGACGCGGCTGACTTCGATTGTTTTCTTTTGTTTGGTCATAATGTTTCCTCGCTTTCTGATTGGTTTTTATCCTCAAGGCTTTTAGCCTTGGTCGCGCGTAAGAGAATTTACGCATCAAAACACCGCCAGATTGACGGTGCTTTCATAGGTAAATTTAAGCATAAGCCATTTCATCGGCTTCGATTTCGGCCAGCATTTCTTGCACCAACCGATCGTAACAATCCCAACGGCTTTGGTCGGTGGTGAAATTGGTGATGCAATCGCAATAGGCTAAAGCCTTGGCGTATTGGGTCGCTGCCCCTTCGTCGTTCAAACCATGATGACGTTTTGCCATCGCTTTTTTGGCTTTGCGTTCCCACTGATTGATAAGATTGATCATAATATTTCCCTTTCTGATTAGATGATTTCAAAAGTTACGAGGCCATCAGTTTCACTGATCGGAGACCATGAAAAACCATGCTGGTTGTCGATTGCGTCAATGGTGGCAATGGTTTCGTTTGACAGTTCTGGGTCGGGATCGAAGTGCAGCGAAAAGATTTCATTGATGACGTTCTGGGTAAGGTTGATTGTAAACATGATATAAACTCCAAGGTTAAGGTTCGTTGTCTTATTGACACCCCAAATCTATCCTCAACCCTTTCAGGGTTGGTCGCGCGTATAGGGGACGATCCGATTTTGATTTTCAGTTAAGGTTTGACCGTGGCACTCAAAAAACCTATGTTTTCAAGGGCTGGGAGCAGTTCTGAAAACGTCTTTGAGGGCCGAAAACAAGGGGAAAAACCTATAATAGAGGGCTGCTCACATCAATAAAATCAAGGGTTTAGCGGATGTGTGTGCTAAAAGGTGTGCAAATCGACAACCAAATCTATCGAAAGGGGGGGGGATAGTGGCACCCCGCGAAGTGGAATTTTGCAATTACAGTTACTCGTCCCCCAGAGAAATCTGAGCAAATTTGAAAACGTCAGGAAACCATTATGGGACGCTTACCGAGAAAATCTTTACCGCCTGAGAAGAAACTAACCCCTGCCCAAGTGGGCAGACTACGCGCAGACATTATGATGAAGGTGTCCGAGCAACTTACCGAGGCCCACGAAGTTGTGATGGGCCGACATGAGGACGGTTGGAACCCGACACAGGCCCGTGTCTTCGCCGCTTTACTCAACAAGGTAATGCCCGACCTAACCGCCCAATTTGTCCAGCATGAACACCTACATTCGGAGGCACCAGAGAAGTTATCCCGTAGCCAGCTTGAGGACATAGCGATGGGCATGAATGACATCTTGGACGCAGAGATTGTAAGCGGGGGGGACGACGATGATAACGGCACAGGACGCGGCTAAACACCTTCTCAAACTCAAGAAAGCGGAAGAAAGCTTCAAGGGCTTTGTCCAGCTTCACAATCCAGAGTGGAAGCTACCTGATTTCCACAAGACATTGATCACGGCCTTGGACAGATTGGAGAGTGGCGAGGGTCCACGAAACCTTCTGATCACAATGCCCCCTCGTCATGGCAAGTCCACGTTTGGCAGCGTGTATTTCCCCGCCTATTTCATGGCGCGTAAGCCTTCTCGCTTCATCATGTCCACCTCGTACAACTCCCAACTCGCCACCGATTTTGGACGCCAAGTGCGCGACCTTGTGAATGACCCCTTAACTCGCCAAGCGTACCCCGACCTAGAAATGTCTCAAGACAGTCGCGCGGTTGATCAGTGGCGCACTACGGTTGGTGGGGCTGCGTACTTCATTGGTGTGGGCGGTACGACCACGGGCCGTGCTGCTAACATCTTATTGCTTGATGACCCTCTAAAGTCGCGTGAGGAAGCCGAGAGTGCCACCCAGCGCAACAAGGTGTGGGACTTCTATGTGTCTGGCTTGTCCACTCGCTTACAGCCCGACATAGACGGTCAGCCACCCGCCCAGATCATCATCCTCACACGTTGGCACCCCGACGATATTGCGGGTCGGCTTATGCAGACCGACGATTGGAAGGAAGGAATGTGGTCACATATCAACTTCCAGGCCATTACAGAGAAGGTTGTGCGTGGGAAAGAGGGTAAGGACCGCCGCCAGCTTGCTCCTACTGACCCGAACTACATTAGTAACGAGGCTGCGCGTCAAATATCGGCCAAGAAACGCTACTTACCTGTCACTGAGCGCAACGCTTTGTGGCCTGAACGCTTCTCATTAAAGGATTTAGAGCGCAGGGAGCGTCTAAACCCGCGTGAATTTGCCAGTCTTTACCAGCAATCGCCCTTCATTCAGGGCGGCAACCTAATAAGATCGCAATGGTGGCGCACATATCCCGCTGATATGCGGCCAGAACAGTTCACATCCCTCATAATTGCGGCTGATACTGCGTTCAAAGCGAAGTCTACGTCCGATTATTCTGTAATGATGACGATGGGCTTGGACAAATCGGGCGACATTTACATTGTTGACGTTCACCGTGAGCGTTACGAGTTCCCCGACTTGAAGCGCAAGATGATCATGCTCAACAATCAGTGGCGTGGCCGAGGTTTGCGCGGCATTTACATTGAGGACAAGGCCAGTGGTCAGTCATTGCTCCAAGAGTTGAAGCGCGAGAGCGGTGTATCGGTAATCCCTTACAAGATTTCTACAGATAAGGTCACGCGCCTATCGGCGGTTTTGCCTCTCATTGAGGGTGGTCGCGTTTTGCTTCCAGACAACGCGCATTGGTTGGATGCGTTTCACGATGAATGCCAGACGTTTCCCGCTGGCACTCACGATGACCAGATAGACGCTTTATCCATTGGCCTCGACGTGTTGGCCCGTACTCCCCAGACGGGTGAGTATTATCGGCCCCCAACATTTGGGAACCTCAACAAAGAAGACAGCTTGTTCAGCCAAAAGTCGGACTTAAACCAAGGCACCTCATGGAGAAATTGGGGCGAATAATGGGGACGACTTGGGGTGTAGATAGAAGGTAAAACGATAACATGAGTACAACGAATAGCTATAGGTCCGAGTATAAGCCTCTGAATGATGGGATCGTTGTTGACCTGTCAGAACACGCGAACAAGCTCTTAGCCTACGAAGACATATCATCTGACCTTACGGATGATCAGGAACAAAAGCTCGTAGACTATCTCAAGTCTGCGATGCAAATGTCATATGACCGCATATCTCGCCGTTATAGTCATTGGAATGAAGCGGATCGGGCGCATGATGTTTATGTTCGCCCTGATGCCACCTCATTTAGAGAGAAGGCGGTTGTTGCCGACACCCGTGCTATTGCTGATACAGTTCTAACGTACCTCATGGCGGCACTTACGGGCCGCAATCCTATGTTTCAGTTGGAGGGTTTGAACCGCAAGTCCCGTCAATCGTCGGCAATCATTGAGCGTTTGATCCACCAGCAGATGCGCCGCACAGCAGGGGAGGCTCGAATTGCGCAGCACCTTCTTGATTGTATCCGATACGGATACGCCCCCACCAAAGTCACTTGGGATAATACCAACCGAACCAACAAGATTACAAACTTTGATCCGAGGCGCGTATTCCATGATCCGAGAGTCCAGTGGGGCGATTGGGAACGGATGCAGTACATCATTTTCTCAGACTATTCCAGCTATGACGCCCTTTTACAGACAGGCATGTACCCGAAACTCAGCAACTTCCCCTCTCTCAGAAACCGTATCACCCCACCTTCGGGTGGTTGGGAAGGACACCGCTGGCACAAAGAGGCGGGACGAGGACTATCAATAGACCCTTCTGAGCGCAACAGGCGCGAGAACGGTGCTTCTTACTTCACGCTTGGTGACAGCCGAGTTGTGGATGAAATGTGGGTTCGGCTTGCTGGTTACGAAGTTAATCTCCCTAACATTGATCACCTTTGGATGGTGTGTTCGGTTTTAGACGAGAGCGTAGTGATCCGCGCACAGTTAAACCCATATGGTCGCCAGTTCCCTGTGACCATAGGCGGCTTGTACCACGATGCACACAAGACCTACTCCCAATCGCTTTATGACTTGCTCCTCCCCTTGCATGACATTGCGACATGGCTCTTGCGTTCCCGCATCGACAACGTGCAAGCCGCCCTTTCTAACCTGATCTTTGTGGACCCCACTCAGATTGCGATTGGCGACCTCATAGATAGGAACCCCCACGGGTTAGTCCGTACTATGCCAGGTGCCAAGCCTGGTGAGGGTGTATTTGTTGCGCAAGTTCCAGACGTTACGCGCGGTCACTGGAATGACATAAACCAAATGTCGCAGTTGAAACAGCGTCTTAGTGCGGCGTCTGATGCTCAACAGGGTATGCCGACAGCCGAGGGTGGTGTTCGCACGGCGACAGAAATCCAGAGGCTTACTCAGCTTGGTAGCCAGCGTTTGGGCGTTCTGTCTCGCATAATCTCTGCCACTTCTGTGCGCCCGATGGTTCGTATGATGACTTCCAACGTGCAAGACTTCTTTGCCTCTGAGGGTTCTATTCGGTTGGGTTCTGACGACACGGCTGCGCCTATCGCTAACATGGTTCAAGATGGTTACTTGGACTTCAACATTTCCGACATTCAAGGTGAGATTGATTACCTCGTAGTTGATGGCACCCTCCCGCTAGAGCCAACCAGAAACGCCGAGACATGGATCAACATGCTCAAGGTCTTGAACGATACGGGCATGGCTATGGAGTATAATGGGGGCAAGGTCGTTGAAGAGGCTATTCGCTCAATGGGCATTGCTGACCTAGACCAATTTAAGATCAGCAAAGAACAGCAAGCCGAGGGTCCAACGCCTTCCCAAGAAATGATGCTTATGGAAAAGGCGCGTGGCGCGTCTGTCCAACCTCAAGAGCAAATTGAGCGCGAAGTTCAGAAGGGCAACTTGGTTCCCATGAAAGGAAACGAGCGATGACCAACCCCGTACACAGCCGCAATTGGGCGTCACAGGTTGATGCGGTAACGCGAGAATATATCAACGCAAGGATAAACGAAGAGTTGAGGCCGATTAGGGACGACATGGACTCCCTTCGCGGTGCATTATTGAGCTTGAGAGAGACAGCCAATCTCAATTCTGGCAACTTGATTGGTCGTTTAAACAACATGGAAGAACTGTTGTCATTGTCCTCAACTCGCATAGCGCAGTTACGGACTTTGGCGAATGAGGAAGGTAGTTAATGGCACGTACCCGCGTCCCCTCAGAACAGCTAAATTTTCGCTCCGCTAACACGGGGACACACCTTCTTGATACTTATCTTGAGGATGCGGAAAAGGGTGGCCTCACCCTAGCTCAACTTATGGGCAAGCTGTTTGATGATGCGACTGGCGACATTGACACGTTTGACTTTCGTTACACCAACACGCCAGCCGATGGTGAAACCCCAGCTTCTCAAATCCTAGAGCTTCGCATTGGTACTGACGCTGACTACCAAGAGATAGCGTCTTTCACGCAACTCTTTACTGACCTTGCCAACTTCAAGTCTACGGCTTTGGCCGACATGGAGATTAAGCGGCAAGATGCGGAAGACAGTAAGAACGCGGCTCTTGCATCTGAGTTGGATGCGGAGACTGCACAAGCGGCGGCAGAGGCAGCGCGTGATGCGGCTGCATTGGCCCGTGATAATGCTCAGACTTATGCGAACCAAGCGTTCCAAACAACACCTACCGTTATTCAACAGGGCATCATACTGGCCCAGCTACACGGTGATCTATTTGATGGGAGTACCCTCTAATGCCGAATATTAGTGTACCAGACCAACAGGCACTTGCGACTGAATTAAGCGCACGTTTGAACGCGCTGGACACAGCCACACCAAACGCTGATCTGGTTTATCTCGCCCGTATGATTCAAATCTTTAACGGTGACGCGAACCTGTCAGCCGTTAGTGCCGAAGGCACGGTACAGATTACAGCCGTTGAAACGGCTGGTGCTAACGAAGTTAGTGAGGTTCAGACTGAGGGTAGTACCCAAGTTTCAGCCGTTCAAGCGGCATCATCGACAGAGCAAGCGGCTCTAAACGGACTACAGACGAGCATTCAGTCAGCGTTAAACGCTTACCAGATGTCTCCGTCAAAAGTCTTTTTCCTATCCCAATCGTAGAGAGAAATAGAAATGGCAAATGGATTATTAGGCAAGAAGGTCGTAAACGCACGGGATACGGAAGTAGTCTATACCGTTCCAGCTTCTAGGACTTCGACATTCAACTTGAACGTACTGAACAACGGTAGCAATGCTGCTACTGTAAACGTGTACGTTTCGGACAAGACATATCAAACGCGGGATTTTGAGGATTACCTTGACCCCTTGGCCTACAACAAAGCATGGGTTGCCGCTGATACAGACAACACGCTTGACTTGATTGGCAAGAGTACATCTAAAATGATGACCGCTCTCAAGACCACGCCTGTTGAGCCAGTCGCCGCTAACACGGCATCGAACCCAATCGCGTCTAAAAAGATTGAAACTCTGCAAACAGCAAACGCTGACGGGAACTTCTTTCTTGTGAGTAATCCATCTGCGGTAGGCAATCCATTACCGTTCTACAATGGCGGCGAACTTTACGTCCGTTCTGCGCCTAACGGCAACGTCTACACCTTCGACAACTATTTTTCTGGTGGTGCCGAGGCTACGACTGCAAACGCCTATGGTCAGACTGCTACGGACAACATTCTCTGGGCTACGAACCAAGAGGGCGCGTTTGCTCTTTCATATGTTCAAGGTGTTCCAGGTGGTGCGGGTTCGGTTGTAAACTCAATAGCAGATTACCGCGCTACGGCGGCTTCATACGGTTCTGCCTTTACTTGGGGCTTGGGCGCGATCAGTAAGATTGCTGGTGTTAAGACTGCGGAAGAACGCTTTATCATCGGCACGACCACTGGCTTCAACTACATGTCCAACGACGACACGCCAGAAACTCAGGCTGAGTTCCAATCAAACACAATGTCACCGCCAACGGGCATTTCTGGTTACATGATTGGCGCGGCAGCGATTGAAGGTTCCACTGCAAGCGAAGGCAACCTATTCATTGCTTATTCGGGCAACAAGATTGCTTATGCGGCTTACACGGCGGCGGCACCGTTTCCTGTCACTGGCTACAGTGTGTTCGACTTCCCAACGGGCGTCACTTACGACAACGTGGTAGACATTCGGGCAGAGGGTTCCAACCTTGTAATCGTTGTTTCATCTGGCGAAAAATATAGCTCGTCTGACCTTGGCATCACTTGGGTAACTTCCAAGAGCTACGCGGCCCAGCCAACCGGCATCGCGGTTGCTTCTATCGGCGGTCAAAACAAGTTCGTTAATGATGACCTTTCAACAAACGTAACCGAACTTACGTTTGTTCGTGGGCGCACATACCGCTTGCACCAGCTTGCCACATCGAACAACGGCCACCCTCTTCAACTCTCCGAAGTTTCTGGTGGGCCACATTCTAACGGTACGCCTTACTCAACAGGCATGACCTTTATGATGGGCGACCCAACAGCGACAGGTTCTTTCGCGGTC